AATAAAATACAAAAGATTGTGGACTCCCTTTCTCGTATTTCGAAGGCATTACGTGGAGAACAAGTGAACACTTCCATATTTAGAAATCCGTTTAACAAAACCGGTGGTAAAACACTTTCAAAGAAAAAACGTAACAACCATAAATGGACGAAACGCAGAAGGTTAAGGAAGTAATTCGGTCATGGGTATCTCTCGACGATGAGTCTAGACAACTACAGACCAGACAACGTGAAATTAGACAAGAAAAGCAAAAACTATCTGACACAATACTTTCATTCATGCGAGATAATCAGGTTGATAACTTTTCATTGGAAGGAAACGGGTTGGGCACTATTTCTCGCACAATTCGCACTTCCAGACCTCCATTACGTCGTGAATTAATTCGTACCCAATTGTTGCTTCAGTTTGCAGACCAACCTCAGCGTGTTGCAGAAGCATTACGTGCAATTGAAGGTATTCCGGAAGGTGAAGAGAACATGTCGGTTGGAGGCACGCAAAAAGAGTTGCTCTCTAGGCGTATTCCGCGCACGAAAACATCTATGTCAATTATGACCTAAATAGTTTCAATGCACATTCTGCTGCCTTCTGCTCCCCTTCTTTTTTTGTTTTACCAGATCCAGTCCCAATAGTTTTACCATTTTGATCTATTGCTGCCATCAAATAACCACTTTCTGTGGTTGATAGCATCATATATTTTGGTGTATACTGTTTTTCCTGCTGGCAATATTTTTGTAGTTGATCTTTAAAATTTGTATTATTTTGAAGTTCTCCAGGCAAGTCTATGTAATCATACTTTGATAGAAGTCCATTAATAAATGTGTACACAATATTGAAATTGTATCCACAATCTATCCATAGAGCACCCATAAATGATTCCATTATGTCTGCTAATTTGCTTTCATTCTTTCTTCCATTACACGATTCTTCATTGTGTTTTGAAATAATGTAATATTTATCCAATCCAATCTTTATAGCGAATTTTCCAAGTTGTTTGTTACAAACAATAATTTTTCTTGTATTTGTTAAGAAACCTTCATCGGCACTAGGAAATCTTTTAGAAAGATACGTAGTTACCACTAATCCCCAGACGGAATCCCCAAGATGCTCTAATGATTCATACGTTTTTTCGCATAAATCTAGACAGTTTGGAGGTCTTTCTGCCAGTATGGCATGATCCCCGTTGGGTGTTGTATAAGAAACTCGCTTAACATACGAGGAATGAACCATTGCTTGTTGAAACAACGAAATATCGTTTGGAATATACTTACATCCGTGATTTTGTAAAATAGTTTGAATGTACTGTTCAGTAATCAAACGATTTGACGTATTCCAAGGATTATATTCCACTATCATCATATTGTTATTCTGTCTATTTCTAAGTGTAAATTAATCCATTTTTGGAAGAACACGTTCAATAGAAAACCCCGAAGATCGTAATGTTTCTGATTGTTTTTGAACAATAAACGTGTAACACTCTGCTGCTTTATTAGCATCACTTCCAAAGAATGTCAACAGTAGTTCTTGTAAATCTTTCTTAGATAAAGACCATGCTTTTGACCATTGAAGAGGACGCTTTATTATCAATTTAGAACCATCACTTTTAATTTCTACTTTATCATAGGAAACAAATTGTGGTGTTTGTAATAATTCTATCATATCGTTCTCAACTAGATTTCTTTTTTCACGCAATCTGTACACCTCTTTATTTAAGGCACGCAGTTGTTCATCGATTTCACGGTAGGTATTTATACTGGTCTTGAGATTCTCCATTCTGTTTAACTGTATGCTGTATAGTTGTAAACGTTTTTCGTTTTCAATATTTTATAGTCGAAATAAATAAGAGAATGTGGTTTGAACCAGCAAATATAAATCATTTGCGAACCGTATATAACTCAGAACATCCTAAAGAAACTCCAATTCCTTCAAGTAGTCCTGAAGAAACATGGAAGTCTCTACAAAGTAGATTTCATAAAAAGTGTAAATTGGGAAAGGCAGAATGTGTCATATCTCATATGTTATCACGCCCACGTGCTCCAGATTCATGGATTGCAAAACCTACAGAATGGTTATCTTCATTAGATATCGAAGCAGTAGAAAAACAGTATTCTAAATTAATACCGTATTATAAGTTTCTTGGTTGTATACCTATTGATTTTGATTTGAAGTCTCCAACAGGCAAGTGTTTAGTAGACGCACTCTGCTCAACAAAACTACAAGATTTATATAACAAAGGTACACGACAAATAGGAATCGTATTTAATACAGACATCCATACTGGTCCTGGGGAACATTGGATTGCTTTATTCTGTGATTTACGACCAGAATTAGAATATCCTCGTATTACATATTTTGATTCTTATGCCGAGAAACCGGAAGAAGAAGTACAACGTCTCATGAAACGGTGGAAAGAATCATGGGAAACGACAAAAATACATTCTAAACCAATGGCATTAACTTACAATACCACTGCACATCAACGCAAGCATTCGGAATGTGGTATGTACTGTTTGTACTTTCACTACTGTTGTTTACTTGAAATTTCAATGGAAGAACGAATTCCAGATGATGTTATACAAAGTTTTCGTCAACTTCTTTTTAAGATAGATAAATAACAATGGAAGCGCCAATAGAACAAACAGCACCTACATGGACTTCAAGATTATCTAGCATTGCCCAATCCGCAACCTCATGGGGTATGATTTCATACATTTTAATAGGCGGATTAATTCTAGCAAGTGCTCTTACTATATGGTCAGTTCTTCAGGGTAGTAAGGGTTCCACAGAATCTAAGGCAGCAAAGACATTTTCTGTATACGAGAAAGTGACTCAATTAGCACCTCTTGGTTGTCCTACTGGTGACGAAACCAAATTGTGCGACTATTATATTGCGTCTTCCTCGTATTCCACATTTCCAGGTTCTTCCGTCTTTGATTATGTTTCTGATGGTGTGATTCCTATGGTTGTAAAAGCAGGAGCGCGTCTCATAGAATTGGACATATACAAGGATACAAAAGAGAACCCAGTTGTAGGTTTAAAAAATGAACAGGTTGGATACAATTATGCTAAGAACACTGTTCCATTTGAGGCATGTTGTGTTGCTGTTGCCAATACTGCATTTAACTCAGTAGAAACACCCGTATCCAATGATCCATTTATCTTGAGTTTGGTATTTCATACAGATGATGTCACAACAATTAATGCCTGTGCAGAAATCATTAAACAAACATTGAGCAAGTATTTGTTAGGTCCAGAATATACCTATCATAAAAAGAACTTGGCAATTGAACCAATCTGTAACCTAGCAGGGAAACTTATCATAGTTTCTGGTGGAACAACGAAGGGTAGTATCATGGAAGAATTGATAAATATGTCATGGACCACATCCTCTTTGCGTAGAATGACCTATATGCAGGCATCGCAACCATACGATCACGAGGAATTGATAGATCACAATAGACAGCATATAACTATGGTCGTACCTGATCCGGATCCAGACTTGAAAAATAATAATCCAACTATCTTGTTTTCTTATGGATGTCAGTGGAATCTTGTAAATTATGGTTCACTTGACACTATGATGGAATTATATGTAGGACAATTTCAACAAGGAAGCGTTATATTGAAACCATCTACATTGCTATATAAACCAAAGTCCTACGCAAAACCTAAACTTCCCGACCCCTCTGTATCTTTTCAACCTATGGCACACACTTCTCCAATTTACGACCACAACCCGAAGACAGGAGACAAGTCCATTGTCATATAATTTTGTGCGGTATAATTCAAACAAGATGGCAAATAGGTGGTTATCCCATATCAAGAAGACAATGAAGTTGATGAAGCGTAAGGGCACATACAAGAAGGGTCTCGGACTGAAACAAGTTATCGTAGAGGCCAAGAAGCACTGGCACAAGGGGAAGCGCGGTGGTGCTGAATCGGATAGCGATGAGGAGAAGAAGACTGTTGAGACTCCTGATGTTCCTATGATGAATACTGAGGGATCTGAAGGTGCTGAAGGTGGACGTCGTCGTCGTAGAGGAAGGAAGACTCGCCGTCGTCGCCACCATTAAAAAAATGAGTATGTCTAACATATAAAGACAAATGGGAGGAGGTCTATTACAATTAGTTGCGTATGGGGCCCAGGATGCGTATCTTTCTGGCAATCCTCAAATCACGTTTTGGAAAGGGTTATTTAAGCGTCACACCAATTTTTCTATGGAACCCTTTCGTATTAATTTCACCGGTCAACCTAACTGGGGTACCAAACAGAGTGCGATCCTTGGGCGCCATGCCGATTTGTTGTACACAACCTATGTAGAAGTCCAGTTGCCTTCTAAACAATCAGATGGTACAGATGCAGAGTGGAATAATGAACAACAACGTCTCGGATACAATCTGATTAAGTATGCGGAACTGGATGTAGGTGGTCAGATCATTGACAGGCAGTACGGAGAGTGGATGTTCTTGTGGGATTGTTTGACTTCGGATTCGTATACATCGAACAAACTCACCAAGATGGTTGGCATGACAAAACCAGATGGTAATATTATTAATGACGGAATACAGAGTTATCCCGCTACCGTTGGTTGTACTACTGGAAATGGTCGCCCAAGTCTTCCCAACACACTGTACATTCCATTGTTCTTCTTCTTTACCAGGAACCCCGGAATGGCACTTCCTCTGATCGCACTGCAGTACCACGAGGTAAAAATCAATATCCTCTGGAATGATCCAACATTTATTGCGGGGAATTTTGATGAGGTATCCAGTCTTCCCCAGGCATCTTCCGCAGCACTCTATATTGATTACATTTATCTGGATACGGAAGAGCGCCGAAGGATGTCCCAGCAGTCCCACGAGTATCTGATTGAGCAGACCCAGTACAATGAGGATAAGGGTATTTCTGCCGTGAGCAACCGAATCGATTTGACGTTCAATCATCCTGTGAAAGAGTTGGTGTGGGTTGTTCAACCTAACGAATATACAAACTGCAAGTCGTCACTCGCAGGCACCCGTCTCAAACCCTTTACCTACGACAAACCCGCAGTCTATGAGCAATGGTTACAGATCAACGGGCAGGACAGGTTGGATAGGAGGTATGGCGATTACTTCAACAAGGTTCAACCCTACCAGCATCATACTGGATCATTTGACAAGGAAGTGGTTGAACCTTGTTGAAGTAATCGCCATACCTCCTA